CGAGTCTTAGCTCCATCAGCACCAGTCTGAAGACGTGCTGCAGCAATGGCTTGTTGTTTAAGCTTCTTAAGTTGATCCTTCTGCATGTCAGGATCTCTCTTTTCTGCTATGACTTTGTTAGCAATGAGTTGTGCTTGGCGTTCTCTAGGTGAGTTGGCTAGAGCTGTGTTAAGCTTGTGTTGTAGTGACTGTACTTGATCACGATACTTAAGCTTTGCTTCCTTGTTTACAACTAAGTTAGGTGAAGACTCAACAACCTTGTTAGCTTTGTCTCGCATCTTACCAAGGGCATTGATATAATCACCATACATGTTTTCGATAGGGGTGCCTGAACCAAGGGTCTTAGCATCTTTAACCATCTCTACAACATGATCAGTTGAAATAGTTTTAGTTTTCTTGATCTTAGGAGCAAGTCTAGGATTAGCTGCCAGCTCTTCAGGAGTTCGATCCTTATACCATGTCTCAAGAGTACGGTGCTCTGTTTTGGACCGGGATATGAGAGTGGAGGCTCCATTTTTTATAGTGCCAGATATAACATCGTAGTGATCTTGGTACTTCTTTTTTAGAGCGGGGATATCATTTTCCCTTTCAGAACGTTTATAATCCAAATTATGTTTCTCGGCATCGATAACAACCATTGAATGTTTAACCGCTCTTGCAATCTCTGATTGAGAAGCACCCTTCAAAGTCATGTCGGTAATAAGGTTGGACACTTCACCCATTGTCTTTTGTTTGATTGTCCAGTTACCTTTTGAATCACGCTTAAGAATATTCTTATCAGGAGAATAATATTGATTGGTATCAAAGTTCTTAAGTTCTTTTAAAGAACGACTTGTCTTAATACCGTTTTTATTATTAGGAATAACCATAACAGTATCGCCATCGAAGTCTGCTCCTGACAATTTGCTAGCAACAGAAGAGTCAATACCAACGGCATCTTTAGCGCCCTTCATAAATTTAGCAGGACCATTACCAAGCTTATTGTTTACAGTAAGTTCAGGTAGTTCGAATATTCCTCCATGAGGATAACGAACAAGAACAACTTTCTCACCATTCTTAAAGTTAGGCGCATAGATTTCATTAGCTTTAATACCAGACAAAGGTAATAAAACCTGACCGCGCATTCGGTCGAAACCTGTTAGTTTCAAATTATGACGTTTGGTTGTTAAACCATTTGCAAAGTCTGCCATCATAATTCTACGGACTACAGGATTATTTAGATTAGCAATTTCGTCGAACTCTTTTTGTAATTTTTCATACGTCTTTTGAATACGACCTTTAACTAATACTGGAGGTTGCTTAGAAACAAACTGAGAAGATAAGGTTTTCGACCAAGTTCCCCAGTCACCTTCTTCATTAACTTTATTGATAGCACCTTTCTGCCCATTTGGTTTGATTTGTGCACCGAATGGATTATCAGGGTCATCTTTAAGTTTCTTAAGAACATCTTCTTTTGGCGTTCCTTGCTTCTTGTTGGTGTTGAAAATGACGTCGACGCCTTTAGGGAAATCTTTTGGATCTCCATAAACTGCCATACCTTTAAGATAATGAGTTCCGCCAACACCAATACGAACTTGAGCATACTTAGAGTTTCCTAAGTCAAGATCTTTAACTCCAGGACGCAATTCCATAACACCGTCTTTGTCGGTTCCACCTTGTTCATCATAACGAATACCAACACGTTTCCAATCAAGATGTTCAATTGGTTTCAATCCTAATTTAGTTGTTCCGTCTTCAGTCTTATATAAATTAGGAGGTTTGATTTCGTGTTTGTGTTCTCTGACAATATCAGGATTAGACTCTTTAGTTAAAACTTTCATTTCGACCCAATGGTCATCATTTGTGGCATTCTTAACATATACTTTATGCATATGATAACCATCAGCTTCAAGTTGTTGAACTGCACGTTTAAGCATATTTTCGTTTATACCTAATTGTTGTGCTGCGCCTAAACCAACGTCAAGATATGGATTTTCTTTAATTAAATCTTTCAAGTCGGATTTAACTTGTTCCATACGATTGACTTTTTGTTTAACGGAAGCGTCCATATTCATTCGAACAGTGGACTCAGGAATACCAGTTTGTCTAGAAATTTCGATTGAACCCAGACCTTTGTCGGCTAGTTCTTGAATTCTAGAAATATTGTGTAAACGAATTTGTTGTTTGGCAATTGTATTTCTAGCTCGAAAATCCGTTGTGGTGATTCCAAGTTTAGCAGCGATTTGAGTATCAGTCAGACCATTTTTACGATATTTCGCAACTGTGTCAGACCAAGACGTGGCTCGCTGATATGAATTTTCACCAGAACCCCAAGCATAGCGTCCACTGTGAGGAACATTGCCTTGGTGTGGGGTACCTGTATGCATTAAATAATAATCTTCCAGATCCATGCTACGCCTTTCTATTCTGGTTTTCTTTCAAGAATTGCAGAGAATTCTTTGATTGTGTTATAAACATCATATACATCTTCCGCTTCCGGTATATATGTGTCTATTTTGTTGCCTTGATATATGCGTAATTCAAAATCTGTTCGTTCTGGTTTTACGCCATACTCTAAACAGAAATAAGCAGCATACACAAGTAGTTGTTCCATTTTTGGTTTTGTTTTGCCAGTCTTCAAATCATGAATCCTAAGAAATCCACGAGGATTATCTTTTGTTGGTGGATCATAACGAATGGCATCAGCAGTACCAAAAGCATAAGGACTATAGAATAATAAAACTTCACTATCCATACGATATCCAATAGCGTCGTTTACAAAATTTGCAACGGCTGGATGCGTATGACCTGGTTCTAATCTAATTCTATGATGAATAGATAAACTAGCAAATTCGTGAAGTTCCGTGCCTCTTTGTTTTGCCTTCTCATTTTCAAAACGTTCTACGAGTTTTTCCGGCTCATAATTAAGCCAGTGGCATTGACTAGCACTAAGGAAACTATGATGTCCTTCGAATTCTGGATGCTTGTTCCATTTCATTCAATATAGCCTCCTTATTAGCAGGATAGATAGTTCTAGCCCAACCGCCGGTTGAATTATACTTGTTTAAGTAATACTCTTGATTAGGACGGTATGGAGCAGTTCCACTACGTTTAACTTCTAAATGATAGGAATATGGTCCAATGTCTACAGACAAGTCAGGGATTCCTTGAATATAGCTAGAGTCATTCTTTTTGACTATAGCATCAGGAAAACGACTTTTAATATCCTTGATTAGTTCTCTTTGAAAGTCTCGTTCCAATTTGGACATGTGGTTGTTACCCAATTCCTTTCATTAAATTTTTTCTTAGATTTTATAGACCTAGATATTGCGTCATCAATTGAAGCCGGGCTTTTGAAATAAATGTAAAAAAGATCATTAAAGGAGGTATTCACGCGATTTATTCGACCTTCGGATTGGTCCATTACTCTGTATGAGTAATTTAATGAATAAAACAAAATCGTATCGGTAGTAATACAATTCCAAGCCTCGGCTCCTGCGGTGTATTGCACTAAGTATATCCACGAGTCACTGTTTGGTATAGCTTCATGTTTTGCACCGTTGTATTGATAATACGCTCTATTTAATTCTTGACAAATATCTTTCAAGATGTCAAGCTCATAGATATAGTTGTAAAACACAATTACTTTATCTCTTGTCATAATTTCATTCTTAACGGCTTGTTTTCTACGGTCTGAAGAATTAACAATCCTTCGCAATACCTGAGTAAACTCAGAAGCACTTGTAATAGGTTCTTCCGTATATGGATTGAACCTTGACTTCATTACCTGCGAATATAAATCTTTGTCAAAAGATGTATTAATCGTGAGTCGGTTAACTTTAGTTTTTCTAAAGTCTTCCATAGCCACTACCAAACTTCTACGGAGTCTATCTAATCGGTCTACTCCATGATATCGTTTGATCTGTGGAAATTTTGAGTAGGGATTGTATTCGACATGCATGTCAACAAACTGAGATTTGTTTTTGTAAAATCCGTTTGCTATAAATAAGCACATCCAATCTATCCATACATCACCAGGCGTTGCTGTTAACATTATCCATTTATTCTTTCGGGCTATCTTAATAAAAGACATACCCCATGAACCATAACCGATTGCTCGTTGTTCGTCGAATAAAAAGAATGCGTTTTCAACATCAGTGTATTTGGTAATATTATTCCAAGAATCAACGGTCCCAGTTATACCTAGAGCTTCCATATCTCTATGCCACTCTTTATCATTTCGCTTTTTGGCTACTGTGATAATATACAACGGTAAGTCTTTATGATTCTTCAAATAATAAAACAGGCCGGTAAAGGATTTACCAGAACCGACCTTACCTAACAATACGGAACCATTATGCAATCTATCAACTGCCTGACGTTGATAGTCGTATAATTCAATTTTATTAGAAGCCATATTTACGACGTAGTGGATTATCTACCACACGAATGTAGGCGTTCTTAAGGTTAAGACGAGCATATTGTCCATCTGGACTTGGATCTCGTCGAGCGATGGTCATGTCACAAATTGCGATTTCCAAATCGTCAATAATTAACAACTGCGATTCTTCTGTAAGATACATACGGTCACGAGGATCAATATCTCCATCAACTGGAGTAGTTCCATCGTCATAAATAATGGCAATACTTGGTAAACCAAATTGTGTGTATACACGGACCTTGAAGAAATATGATGGTTCAAACATGTCTGGATTCTCTTCCATCTTGGCAGCGAGATCATCAGGGACATCTTTGGGTGAATATTGTTTAACATTGACACCATAAGATAAGAGTAGGTCAACATCTTCAGGATTTACTTTAACGTTAAAGTAACGATCTCCTGCACGATTGTATTTTTCCTGACGCCCAGTGAAGTTTCGAGCGAATAGGAAATCGACTTCTTCCAAAATAATTTGGGAGTCTGAGATTTGTGTAATTTTTGTTGTTGCTGTCATTTGTATGTCCTTTCTATTCTGACGTTAGTCTGACATTGTTACAAAAAAATAAAGAAGAGAACAAATCAGCAGAATTTTGTTCTTCCTCTCTATTATGTGCCATGTAAATCCTGCGAAGCCTATAATCAACCCGCGGGAAAATTCAATCACGCGTTCTCGGGAGTTTTGATTTTGAGAGTTCCGTGATTGATAGAAATAGTGTGAGTGTTTGGATACTTGTCTTGAAGTTCGAGAGCGTCAACATAGTCCTTAGGCATGTCGTCAACAATATCTTTGATATCGCCAACCTTCATGATTTTCTTAAGACCATCAACAGCAATCTTGTCATAGAAGCTGAAATCTACATCTTCAATATCAAACTTGTCTGTTTGTTTGAACAAATATCCTTTCGTTCCAGTAATGGACTTGAAGTTTTCATTGTCTTCTGTCCACGTACATTCTGCTCCAGTCTTAGAAGCATAAATAGATCCAACTTTACCAACGAATTCGTCGCCTAAGTAAATATGGCCTTTCGATTGTTTGGTGATGAAGAAATCTTTATCAACCAATTCTTCTTTGGTCCATACTCGTTTAAGCAAATATGTGTTAGCATACTCAGCTCCAGTCGGAGACCATTTGTCATCTTCGAGTTGAGCAATATAAACCGCGTTATTAATCAGAGCCATACGTTTGTAAGTATGCTCGTGTTCGAAACGATATCTATATTTCTCTTGTGCACCGAAGTCTTCAACAAATTTGATAATCTTCTCATCAGCATTTGGAATCTTAACAGAGTCCGTCTTGATATGACAGACTTGATATCCTTGCTCTTCGATAGCAAATTTCAAATCGACCATAAATAAAGCTCCACGTTTTGCAACGATGTTGTCAATATTGTCTGGGTGTTTGAACTTGTTGTCAAATTTAGCAGAGGTCATTCCATATACTGAGTTGATTACAATCTTCAATGCAGTTACCAAAGGTTTAAGATATTCTGGATTATCCAAGAATGGTGCCAAGACACCATCAAACATTTGTTTAACTTCATCAATCTTATTGTGCTTCAACAATACACGAACTTTAAGCAAGTCAGCATAGCGTTGAGTATATGGACCGAAGTAGTTCATATTTACAAGAGAGTTAGGGTGCATTGACTCAACATCGAGCAAAGCAATATTTTTGTATACACCAGGTTCAGCATATACAAATCCACCTTCACCAGTTTCAAATCCACGATAATATGACTTACCGAATTCATACTTGTATCCTGGGAATATGGTTGCGAGTTTGACATAATTAAATTTGTCTTGTGGACGTGGGTCATCACCAAAGATAAATTTGGCAGTGAGTTGATTGTTTGTGGCGTTCATTGAACCTTTGGCGATTGTTGCCAAGATTTCACGAGCAACATAATCTGCATAAATAGCGTCGAACAATTTCTCAGTTGCATAAACGTCATTGACACAGTAGTCAACTACAACTGGAATTAATTCTTCAGGAACTGGTTGGTCCCAAGGAATTTCCATCTCGACGTGTTTAATACCAAGATCAACTTCCCAACGTTTGAGTGATTGTTTCTTCTGAGCGTACTCGTAAATATCGGTATAACTTAATTCGTAAGCTGCCGCATACATTCCACTCTTCGCATTTTTTTCGTTGACAATTCTATATGACTGACGGAATAACTCAAGATTATTACATCCTAGTAATCGAGCATAGAGAATATGGTTGTCATATCGACGATTGTTAAATCCAACGATAGGGAAACTCAACAAATATTCAATCTGATCTGGCGTTGGGTTAATCCATTTGGTAAATTCGTCATCATGATATTTCTTCCAGACAACTACAAACAAATTCGGATAGACCTCAATATCGAAGAACACCAATTCTTCTTTTGGATAAATCTTCGTGAAGTTTGTGAGTTTATTTTCCGTAGCTCCCTCATCATCTCGAATGGATGACCAAGGAATCTTTTGGAATACCGCAACACAGTACTCTTTGTTATTAGTCGAACGAATTGCTCTAAGAAATACGTCGTGCTTCAAATCAGTCAAGTCATATTCAAGACCCATATCAAAAGCTTTCTGAATTTCGTGAGCAATAAAATCAATCGTTGGTTTTGTGTTTGGATGACTAGGTTCTTTACCTTCAATCATTCCCAACTGTCGTTTAACAAACTTACGCAGCGTCTTTTCTGTATATGTGATTTCTTTTACATGTTCATACATTGTCTCATCTTTTCTCTCTTTCAACGGCAAGCCCGATGAAATATGAGAGGGTTGTAAGTTGTTGGATGCTTTGTCAATCCGTCTCAGAGAGGCGTTGCCTTTGTACACTTTGATCTCAATATGATTATCGATCAAATTATTTAACTCGTTGACATTACCATCATAGATATAATGCAAATGAATACCTTGTCCCGATTTAGAAAGCTCAGCATAAGTCGGTGGAAACTTCGAGGCTGCCTCAACATTCAGATCAAGATTTTTATTACCGTCTTCATCTTTTAAATCAAAATCAATAATAATATGATTGAGTGGCACTTTAACCCAATGCAATTTGCTTGTTTTAATATCTGACAGAGTTGTCACGACATTGTCCCATTTTTCAGATGGATTACCATTTCGCAAAGCAAGTTGCGCAGGATATTCTGCTGCTAGTTTATTAAACACCTCGTTGTGATAATTGAAATCTAACCAGTCGTCTGGAATAACAGTATCATTTGCCTCAGTTGTACCTACGACACCTTCAGGAAATGCAACATTCCATCGGAAACCTTTGAAATAATTGTTGACACGCATACCATCAATATGACTATCTTTAAGCATCGTGTCAAAATATCTAAGAGCTTCTCTCTTGATAGTCGCTTTATATCCATCGGTTTTCCATCCCATGTCTTCCAGATACTCACGATATAATTCACTGATTTGTTTCAAGGTTATACCATGTTGCATATGGATTGCATTAGTTCGCATGAAGTCGAAGATATGGTCTGTCTGTTCTGCCATGTCAACATCGAAATAATCGTCATAATAATCAAAGCCCAATTCTTCAAATCTTTGAATTGCCATGTTAGCAATATACGGAAGCTCATACTTAATTTGAGTCATTAGTTGATTATACTTCGTATGACTTACTTTCTGTCCACTTGGATTAACGACAATGGCACGTCGAGTAATACCTGAGTCTACATTTCGAACTTTATAACGTTGGTTAGATGCTGTGATTAACAAACCGATAAATCTAACATCATAAGGCTCTTTAAATTTCTTGTTGACGGAAATTGTTTCGTGACTTGTCAGTTTCAATAACGGAGTATCGTTATAAATATGACTGATGTCAGTATCCTCATCAATCAACAATGGAACTTCTTGAATTTGTCCTGTTGCAAATTGATCAGCACTTGTGAGCAATTTCAAATCAATAGTTCCACAATATTCCTGAAACAGCATTCGGAATATTTTTAAGACCGTACCTTTACCGCTACCTTTCGAACCATACAAATACATGAATTTTTCAATCTTGTACATGTTGTTCGTAAATAACGCTCCCATAAACCAGAGAATTTTATCCAACACCTTAGGAAGATATAAGGTACCAATCAATTCTTTAAACGCAACTGCTTCTCCTTCTTGAGGCGAGTAAGTCAATTGTGTTGTGGCGTAATCTCTTCTCTGCATCTTATGATCTGCGAATAAAACTTTCTGGTTGAAAGAAATATCACTTGCCTCACAAGCTTTACAGAAATCTGCAAATAAACGAAACTTCCCGGCAGATGCTTTCCGAATCTCTTTAACATCAATTCTCAGTCCGGGTCGTCCATCTTCTAACTCTCTCGCCTTACGCCAAAGCAAAGAGTCAATATCATAAAATAGGTTTTTCTGTTTAGTGTCCCAGAAACTTCCATTCCAATATGCATAAAACTTGGAACCTTTAACAACCAAGTCTTTAGCATCGCCAAATATAAAGTCAGGAGAAACCTCATAATCAACGGTACGATTGTTGGAAGTGAACTTTTTCACAGACACATCTAAAAAATCCACTAATTTTTACCTCCTCGTGCCCCACACATGTTTTTGCCCGCATTTCCCTATTGTTATTATATACAGTACACTTTTTAACTCATTCCTATATACAATAGAAAATGTGAGATTTTCCTGTGTATTTTCGGTTTTTTTATGTTTTCCCCATGTTTTTTTCGTGCAGTTACCTCAAATATTATAGTAAAATTTAGTGCTGCCCGTAAAATTTTCATGTGCTGCACAAAAAAAAACGTGCAGCTAAACACCCAAATTTGACCAATTTTAGGCCAAAATCCATCAGTTTTCCTCAAATATCTAGGCAATTTCAGAGCAAAATCCACCCAATTTACCACAATATTATAGGAATATTCGGACATTTTACCTAGAAAATCAATGAAAAATACCACTATTTAGACCTCTTAATCCACGAAATTTCGACCCGATTTACCAGATTATTGTCCGTTTGATACCTGTCAGCAACCCTAACAAGGTACTCAAAACCGCTAATTTTAGCTCGAATAACCTCTCCATAAAGCGTGGTAAGGACCGGATTTCGGCTCAACATAAGCTTCCATCCAGTCACTAAACCTTGCTTATCATGGATATAAACCGCGTCAAATGTGTCGAGGACTATAGGATGTGTGTTCTTTTTACCCATAGTCCCACCAGCTTATTTACGTGTATTTTCAGTGTCAGTAGTGATCTTACCATCAGGCTCAACCTTAAATGAAGGCTGTGTATCGAGGCGTCCATCAGGAAGTAGTTTGTACCAACCATCGTTGTAGCGGATAAATTGGTCTGACTCCATATCACCATCTTTAGGATCGAGGTAATACCAGTCGTCATAGTATTTAACCCAACCCGTTTGCATAGCACCATCACGGTTGAAGTAATACCATTTACCACCGATTTTCTTCCAAGAAGTGGCCATATAGCCGTCCTTGTCAAACCAATACCAGTAGCCATCAGTGTGTTTCAACCAGCGCTCAGAATACATATATCCATCTTCATCGAAGTAGAACCATGAGCGATTATCTTCAATGTACTCGAAGCGACCAGCAGGATATGTACCGTTACCACGCGCCCACCAGAATCCTTTAGAGTCTTTTTGCCATCCTTTCTTAACAGGTTCAGGAGTAGCATCTGGATTTGTCAAGCGATAGACATAGTAATATGGCTTACCAGCATATGCCCACCTTTCATCGTGGTCATTAACTGAGATACCGTCGTATGGCCAGTTACAGTGGATAATGTTGTCACCATCAATGAAAATACCTGTGTGGCCACCAGCACCTGAGGAATACCCTTTGCGTCCCCAGATAAACACGTCACCACGCTGAGCGGTAAATGGTGTGTTTTCGGAAATCAATTCGAATCCATTAGCGATCAACCAAGCATGTTCATACTCGGTATTTACAGCCCAACCTGCGGAGGCAGCGCCTGCGCTACGATATGCGTAGTATACAGATGACGAACAATCATAAGAGTCATCCCCATCACGTTCGGTCATGCTATAGGAAACATTTCCTTTTCGCGCATACATCCAATCAATTGCTGTGTCAATGTTAATTGTCATTTAGTTTTTCTCCTTTTAGTTTAATAATATCGCCTGAATGTTTGTAATCAGGAATATAGTGAGGTGGAATTTTCTCGAATTGTTCGATAATATCTTCCATTGAGTTACTTTTAACCTGTTCTTCCACAAGACCTAGTTGTTCTCTTATGCCTTTCCAAGTTTCTGAATCTACAACATGGATATGTTTAGTAACGCCATTCCTAGTAACTTTTGTATAACTAGGTTTGCCAACGCTTATTTCACCGTGGTATCCGGAGTCAAATTTAAGAGCTTTTGTCATAAAGAAATCTCCTTCTTAGCCAATGCCTCATTAGCAACTTTGATGAAATGCTCCAAACCAGATTTAGTTAGATTATGAATAAGCAATTCTAAAGCCTCATTAAGAGCATCATCATTAACTGTTTCGGATAACTTGTTCTTGTAATCCAATATAGCCAATGGAGTAATATCGGTCTTACCGGCACCACTGGTTATAAGAACCTTAATATGTTCGTTTTGCTTAACGAACAACTCCTCCAGTTCCTCATAGATATTTTTAGGCTCTTCATTCGTAGGTATAGATACCTCAGGAATATGACCAGGCTCCAAATCAAAGCAGTCTTGTCCAGTTAAAATAGACAAAATCATTCTAGATTTACCAATACCTCTTGGGATTTTAGTACCCATGTATCCAGGAGGAATATTTAGGTTCTCACTGTATATTGGCTTTAGTAGTGACTTAGGAAATAACTCATGTATACTACTAATATCGTTGTGTAGATGAATATTTGCCATATTAATACTCCTTATTACAGCATAAACGGAAAGATCATTCCAAGAACAGTACGCTTACGTTCAGGTTCTTCGGACTCTTTTAGATCTTCCATGACCTCGTCTGGAATTTGGAATTTCTTTTTTAGAAATTCAGATTTGGGATCAGCCCCAGGGAATTTTTCAGAATCAATTTTATAGGCTGTATCTATAATAGATGTCAAGATATGACTCTTCTCATCACGATTCAACGAATGATGTGCATTTATAGTGCTGGCAATATATTGGAAATCGACAAGTCCCGATAAAATGCTCTTCGCCAAACTATTGTAAATTTCTTGTCTACATTCAACATACGCTAGACGTTTTTGCAATGGTAAACGTCGATCACGACAAGCGTAAATTGTGTTGTATAATTTATTAAGAATAAATGAGATAGATGGTAGGTCAGTCTTCTCATTATTGACCGAAGTCATATATTCAATTTGTTGCTTATGAGCATCCCAAAATTTTTGGATTGCTTCTGGAACTTCGGTAGGAGTTGCTTGGATATCGTCTTGACGATTAAATAATTGGAAGAGGATCACATCAGGATTCATTTTTACATGAACATCGATTAGCTTACGCATTAGCTCTTCATCAATAACATCATTAGACAAAATAGTACGAAGACGATTAATAATGGTGTCTAGTTCTTTATGATCTTCCTCAGTCATTTTGAATTCTTCAATTTTGTGATGAAATTCATTGACCTTTTGCAACATACCAACAATTTCTTTTAAATTGGTAGTAAGTGATTCAAGATATTTGTATTCGTCAATACCGTCTGGTTTGACTTCACCAAAGATAAATTTAGATACTTTTTGAGAAGATGTCTCAACATCCCCATCTTCGGTCCGAACCCCACGTAACCAGCACGCAGTCATTGCAGCATAGTTAGATAGGTCCTCAAGGGTGTCTAGGAGGCTCTCAGAGCCCACCTGCTGCGTTTTAGACTCATCTGTGAGGGATTCTAAGCGCTTCATCTTATCACTCATACGGACGATGCTAGCGACGATTCCGAACTGGTCTAAAGATTCCTCAAATGAGTTACCATAGTCGTGATTTTTACGACAGAAGGTGTCATATTGGTGATCGTATTGATTTTTCATTGTTTGTGGGTTTAGTTTAGTCATTTTTCTTTCCTCCGATTAGTTTTCTCACAAATTCATTAACGCGTTTAGCATTTTCTTCTACATATTTGATGTAGTATTCGATTGGTTCTTTTATTACGTCCATATCACTCCTCCAGTTACTCTGGAGATACCGGGATTACGCTGCAAGATCTTATAGAGTCCAGACTATAAATAACTTTACCGATACCATTAGTATACCGACTTTCGATTACCAATGCTAGACCCATAATTGAGCAACTGATAGCTTCTTTGTTTCTATAAGGACCTCTATCCCCATCTTTAAATTCAACAAACACATCATACAATTGTTCTTTATTCAAACCAATTACCTACTTTCGTTCCATTTGCAAGTTTATCGAGTTTAATAATATTACGACGAGGAATACTAAGGTTAGCGACTTCACGATTTTCGAGGGTTTTAAAGTAATTGATAATAACGTTACCGTCAATACGCTTTTCAAAAAGGATACTTTCAACGGCTTCAATTTTCAATTCTTTTGTTTCAACTTCCCTACCATACTCAATCCATCGTACAAAGCAACCGTAAATAGCATATTTATCATAGCCTCGGATAACGGTATCTTCATCGAAAAATGAGTTTCGATCGACAGTTCCATCGAATTCCAGACATCCAATATAATGCTTTTCTGGAATATGAAGAGTTGTTCTTACTTTGCTACGTTCATCAGTATAGATTACGGTAATAATACCATCTTCAATCATAAATGATTCCACACCGCTCTTCAAATTACGATAAATTTTACCAGTAGTGTCATGATATTCCTTACGAAATTCTTCACTCACCATTACCAAAAGTTCTTTCATCATTTCACTTCTCCTCAATATTAATAATATCATCTTTATGAATTCTATACACAATAGACTCATATCCAAATTTAGATGTTATCTCCAACATCTGATTAACCGTCCACATTGCTATGGACTTAACATTATGAAATTCGGTAGTTTTCTCCTCATCAGTCTCATCAAGATATGTGATAGAGATTTTTACCGAAGTATCAAACCTAACAAAACGTTGTTCCTTAAGTCTCATAAACAAGGGACCGTTACCTTGTTTGAAAGGAACGGCAAACCCTCTAGTTGGACCTGTGGAATGACTTTTTATATCATATGATTCACTCATTAGTTACCTCAACTTAATATAATCAATCACGCGCCAACGCTTAGCTTCAGATTTAGGGTAATGAGTTTTCATACCATTACTATATGTTACAATCAACTCGCCCTCAGTTGTTTCCGAATAACATCGGTGTCAATATAGAATCTTCGTTCATCATCGTCAACTTCGCGCTCGATTACAAAGGAAACATTCTTGCTATTCCAAACCGGAGTGTAAATATCAGTGTACAATCCTAGGTAATTATGTAAATCCCTAATGTTAACAAAAGCCTGAAGATCAACAATATATCGCCGAGCGATTGTTGTAGTAAGTTCTAAAATCATACAATCTCTAGTTAAGACTCGATGATCAATAGTAAGAAAATCATCTGTCATACGAAAGTCTTTAACATCTAGAAAGATGTTACTGGCATTAGGTTTTTCGGCAGTATAAGATTTTGTTAGTGTTAAATATAGTGCCCCCATTCTTATGCCTCCCAGTATCTCTCACCGGCTAAGAATTTCTTGACTTGATCGTCAGTAAATTTATAGAACGATTTCAAATCTTCAATATATTTACTGAAGTATTCAATATTCTCCAATTCAAGACTTTCGTGTTTGACCTTGTTAAGAACAGACCAATCAAAATAGCTAACATCAGTAGGCCAACCCAAGGTTTTGATCAGAATGAGAGGAAATTCAACACGGTTTTCTTTAATTTCAATGGATGTAGTGGCACGAATATCCCAGCCAACGAAATGATCGAAAACGTCCACATCCATTCCGGCAGCCTTACGTAGATCTGCAACAGTAACATATCCATCATTGGCTAACAGACGAACTACACCATCAACCCATGTGTTCATTTGACCTTCGGCCGTAGCGGCATATCCATCAACACCAATTTCTGCCATTTTTTCTGCTTGTGATTCGAAATGTTTCAATTTCAATACAGGAACTCGTGTGATGTCAAATTTCAATTCTTTCATTTTACTTTTACCTCATTAATTCTTTCTTTGTAATCCTCAATATAATCGGGCATATGCCGTCTTTCGTAGTTTAAATAGTTTTCTTCTTTCATTCCAGATAGAGTGAAGTAGTCCACTAAAAATAACTCATCTGCGGTTGGTTTGTATGCGACAAATGGAATTTCACCAAACATGCATTCAATAAACTTATTGTTTTGTGTGTTTATTATAACATGTAGGTACTCGCATACCAAATATTCTGAATCTCTTTTAAATCTAAATACTTTGAACAAGCCTTTAGAAATAGATTCGCCCATATATGTATCAAAGCATAATTCTGGATCCATCATTGCGTCACAGAATTTATGTAATTCAGTCGCATCACGGAATATAAGCATTCTTAAATCATTAGGGCGTTCTGATATAATTGCAAACGGATAATAACCTCCAATCTTTAAGGAATATCCTTTAAAACAATTGTAATCAGTCGAAACAAAGATATTCAAATACGGAGATTGCTGATTATGATTCAGCATAACTCCATTTAGGATATCGCACCATCTAGCTTTCATAGGTATAAATTCAGTTTCTTTTTCGAAATTCTTATGATGAATTCGAACCGCGGATTTTTTCAGACCTTGTTCATAACGAAAGAAGAAGTTAAATAGTTTGTTTAGCATGTCTAGCCTCTCTTTCATAATCAGGATCAATATATAACCCATCATTAACAACGCCAGGAATAAAGATTTGTCTTCCGAATGTATACACATCCAACTTACCTTTGTCATCAAATGCAAGCATAGGATATACATCGCAATATATGTTGATTAATTTAATAACAGCATTTCGATTACCCTGCAGTGTTCTCGTCTGGATACGAGTGATAACGAAATCACGTCGATCAATATCTTCTGGCAAAATACAGATATATGGGATAGTAACTCCCATCAGTTTCGCAATGAAAAACACACGACCAGGAGAACTATCACCAACTTCACGAATTCTCGCCGTGTTATTCAATATAAGATCAAGACCTGTATTACGCACATCATAATATAAGTTCTTTAACGAATTATACTGGATTACTTCCCAACGGTCGCTGCTAAGAAATGCTTCTTCCAAATCATATGAATTGTCAAAATATGTAGCTTCTTTATACCATGGTCCATCAGTTTCTTCTTTCCATACGGATAATAAAATACGATGAGACTCCAAATACTCCTCTGCCTCATTACGAATTACAGGATGTAGTACAATATTTCTCAATAGAAATAACAATACCACGCACCTAATCGTAATATCCCACTCTTTAATTTTTTTGATCATAGAGTTACTCCTCAGTCAATTCATCCGAAATTCTAAACACGGGCTGCAAACGCTCATCCAGAATAAGTGAAATAGCGTTGTTGTGTTCATGATATAGTGCTTCTGACGCACTGTATTCTTCTTTAGGCAAATGGAATAATCCATAAGTATTATCCGCATTTTCTTTACCAAGACGATGACCTTCGACAAATGATACAATAGTATCATGGATAACTGGATCTACATCAGATTCTAAATCAAGACCCAAAGTATCAACCATCCAGTCAGCAAATTGTTCTGGTGTACCATAACCAGTTGAAGTAGATAAGCGGCTAGCAAAGTGAATAATCATTTCTCCGATAGATGCCCAGTCAGAGTAGATTGTTCCGAATCCAAAGTGTTCGGTACGGTCGCGAACAATATCTTCACGGATATTCCAGTCACCAATGTTTTCATGAGTAGGAATATATTCCCATGAGAATAGGATGGCAAGTTTGTCACGAGTATCATTATCCATAATACTGAATCGTTCCATTACGAGGGCACGGTAGTAGTCATATCCTTCTTGTGTGTTAGGATTGTAGATTTGACGGTCATGTTCCATTTCTTGTCGTTTCAATGCTCTGATTTGAGCTGTCATTTCACGAGTAATGTTGATAATATCAGTTGCTGTATATGTGTTATCACGGTGATTTAACAGCTTGCTCCCTTCTTCATATTTTTGAATGTACTCACGAACATTACCATGAATATCCGTTTCACTCACAAATTCCTCTTCGAGAGGATTGTAGTCGGCACCGTTCTTGCGCTCGAATGGTGTGAGTTCGCGCCGAATATATTTACCATCTTCGGTTTTGTACCAATCGTGACCATCATTTGGTAGTCCTTCGAGATCTTTCAGATGTTCTTCGAATTCTTTTTGGCGCTCTGCTTCCGCATCTAATTTCTTTTGATTATCAGCAGCTTCTTTAGCAGCAACTAGTTCTTCATAAGACAAACCTTCAGATTCTAGCTCATCTTCTTCCTTCCACCATTTATAAAGGCGGTAGGCGCCGTACCCAGCGCCAGCCACCCCTACCAATGATAAAACAACTTTGATAGGTGTGTTCATGTTAGTTTAGTTCCTTTCTAGTTTTCTTTGGTACGAAATCTTTGAATGATGTGGTAGCATACAAGTTGCGAGGTGTTTTCCAACGAACGTAGAATTGCAAGTCATATTCTTGTTTCACATCATCAAATACTTCATGAGCATCCCACTCAATATAGAAGTCATCTGTGTCAGTCCATCCGAATGGAAGAGCAGCACGAGGAACATCAAATCCAAGTTTATCAAGAACTTCACCAAAAGTCAACACACCTTTTCGCATCATACGATCTACAAGATATTTTTCAGCTTCCTTAATATAACTTTCGTTATAATCTGGGTCATCAGACACATAGTTTGCAGAATACTTGAACCATTGTCCATAGAAATCGCCTTCATTAGGAACAATAGATTCAACTTCAACTTCTTTACCGTCTAATTCGACAGTTTTCGTTTCAAGTGGAGCATCAATTTTCTTGAATGTAGCTTCATCAAGTACTTCTTTAGCACGGAGACGGTAGCGAGCATGTTCTTCGGTAACAATAGCAAGGGCGGATGATACAGCTTTAAGACGGTTTGTTTGGATAGCAAATCCTAATACAATAGCCGCAGTAGATGCGGTAGCAACAGCAACAGGGATAGCCACATCTTTGGCTACGTCTTTTACGACTTCCATACGTGTGTACTCTTCCCCAGCAGCATCTTTAGCTTCATATTTAGCTTTAGTAGCTTCAAGCTTTTTACCCGATTTAACACCAGCATAAACTGAATAACCATATCCAACAAGACCAGCACCCAATAATACAAATGGTGCATATTTCTTACCGAGGATTTTTGTGGTAACCATAGCGGATTTAGCTGTAGATTTGATAGTTTGCATGTTTGGCAATTTAGGTAATTTCATTATTTTTCTCCTTTTGATTTAAATTTGAATGGACGAGGTGTTATTTCCTCGTATAAAAATGTGTATGCCATAGCGCTCTCGCTAGTGAATACGGAATGCGCTCGTACGGCTAGATCTTTACGGACATAGTCAATATGATCAAATTCTAGAACCCAGTTTTGACCATCACGTTCGACTTTTACATTTTCGACGTCATGGAAAATCATAGGTTTTACACCTGGTACACGTGGATAGATTCGAATGTTTTTCATATATACCTCCTATTTCTTATTTGTTAACCAGATAATTGCAAGAATAATCCATCCGACAGGCGGTGTGCAAAGTAGTACAAGAGTTCCAATAGTTTTCTTCATTTTAGTTTTCCTCCAAATGTTAAACTGAGTGTTTGATAATAGGTTTAACAACCCCGTCTCGAACATTGATATAATATTCTCTACCATCATAAATGGCAAAGTCTCCATCTTGGTCCAAATCACTAGATCTTACAAGTTCCAAGATTTCTTTCTTAGTCTGTTCAGATACCCATGTCATTTTTATACCTCCGTAGGCATAGGGAATTGGATTTTGAATCCGCCGCCACGAGCAGCCACAATACGTGCTCCAGCAAGTCCTTGTCCACCAGCATTAGTAGTCCAACCAAATGTTTGGTCAGTAAATTTAGCTGGCTGATCTGACAATTCATAGAAATCCCCAACAGTCACAATACCATAAGCGTCCAAATTTGCAAGCATAATATTAAACACTTCCTGCGCATCCTGACGTGTCTCGAAAATGATTTCTTCGACCTGGTTTGATGCTCGTCGATTACGTTTTGCATATGACTGAGTGTAGTCATTTCGATATGCGTCCATCCGTGTAACGTTAGTCACACCACGTCCCCAGTAACCTGAAGAATTTCTACGAGCATGGATATAGTCTGGACCAAAAATAGCACGCTGTACGGCCGTCATAGCCATATCAGCAATACCATTCTGCAAGCTTGGTACAACTACTTCATGGAACATGTGAGACGACCAACCGCGGAAACCTTCTTCTCCAAAGAATACATTTCCGACCCATTTTGCAACGCCGGCTTTTTTCACACGACCTTTTGCAACTGGTTGAACATGCTTGTCCAGGATTTCATTTGCTTCATCCAAGGGATTAATTTTTCTAGGTACCTTGTTATAGTCTGTTTTTTGTTTTGTCATAGTTTCCTTCCTTCTATCTCTGCCATCCAACTAGCATTAGATGGATTCATACGTTTTATTACGCCATCGATGTAATATTTCTCACCTTTATATGACGCGACATCACGATAAACGTTAATTTCAGTGGCTAAGTCGGCCAATAGTACATCACGTGGTCCATCCAATGGAATATAGAACATACATTCTCCACGATCAATACTATCGACCTTCACAGCCCCATAGTCTTCTAAACATAATGCCATAATTTATTTATTCCCGTTTGTCATTGCTTGTATACCCCCATGAATATGTTAGAACGCCTGTCAAACAAGTAGGAATCATTGTCGACAGCAATAAGTCCAAATGAAAAATGTAATACAATACTGCGTAAAGCATTGTGTATATCACTAACGATATACCAGAAATGACCAATAGCCCAATAAAAGCTTTCACCGGGTTCCTCCTTTAAAATTTTTTGATAAAAAGAATACCGAGAGTAATTCTCAGTATTCTATTGAAACTTAGTCTTCAGGGATTGTAAAATCACCTTCCAACACTTCTCCATCTCCCGATGTCTCAGAAGATTTCTTAACATGGTCACTAATAACCTTCGCGGCAAGTCCGCCAGCGGCTACAACACCAGTGATGATCAAGAGACGCTTAACAACTGGTCTAACGGCAACGATTGTTTGTACAATCTTTTCCTTAGTACTCAGTTCATTAGCAACTTGAGTTTGTGGTGTGACCTCAGCTTGTGTCACCAAGTCTTCAGCTACCTCATTAAGTTCTTCCTTAACTTCTTCGATTTTTGAAACGTTTTCTGACATGATAATGTCCTCCTTTAGTTTTTATTTTGTTTCATTATAGGATATGTATTTTCTGCGAACTATCGTCCATAATGAAGATCACCGTTGCTATCTTCATATTCAATCCAGTGATCGCTTATATATGGACCTTTTTGTAACTCACGTCCAGTAGGCGTACAGAACTCCTCGTTCCCATTAGATGTTGTAAACACCTTTTGAAAGATACCATTTCTATCGATTTCAACAAATCTTGGATATGTCATTTTTCTACCTCACAATCCTTCAGTACACTCAGTTAAAGTAGCATTTTCTTTAACAGGATTTAGACCTTTAGACTCCCGAATAAGGTTAATTTGTCTAATACACTCATTAAATCGCACTCTACGCCACTTACGAATATCGAAATCCGCCATATTAGCAGCCGGACGATAGTGTTCGAACATAGATTCGAAATCATAATATACCAAAGCAATACTTCTGTATAATGCTTGTATATGTAGCTTAGGAGAATATTCTAACTCAATCATCGGCATCCTCCCGATGTAAATGAATTAGATAATGCGTATTTGGAATTTCGATTTCCAATTCCTTTTCGCAATATTTGAATTGCTCTGCTAAATGATGCATGTCATCTTCTGACATTGTGATATGAATGTGGTGTTTCATTATTTTAGGTAATCCTTTCCCATTATGTGTCTAATTTGGTCTAGTGTTGATTCCGTATTAACGTAGTATCTTTCATAAATAGTATCCACTATATCAAAAAAATACATTAGTTTATCTCGATCTATATCTTTTTGTCCCGTATATGGATCAAATGGTATAGTTTCTCCTATTATAGAGATTTTATCGTCATAGTAAAATCCCTCGGCTAAACTAACAACGAATTCGTCAACTAACTCTCGTGTCTTTTTCCATAAGTATAACTCACTATCGAGAATAACAACTTTATCAGGTACCATTAGCAAACTGAATATATAGTTTTTATACTCGTCCTCAAATTTAACCCTTCGCCATCCTTCCATAAGACGCTCAATATACCATTCGTCTATACCGAATATATCTTGCAATGGAAGTTTACGTATATTATCTATGACGGCATCATAAAAATCGTCTTTAGACAATATGAGGGTATATTGCCTTCCATATGTCATCTGTTCAGCCCTCACTATTTGTGTTATCGTCCAACACCTCTTGGTAGTATTTATTAAACTCTTTTTTGAGTTCTTGTGCACTCATATATGCCCTACGATTGTCTGGAGTATCTTCAATTTTTATAGCCGTATGTGTGATAAGTTCGTAGAGAAGTTTGTAGTTTTCATGATTAATGTCTTCGGAACCAAATACAGTATTATAATATTGGGTCTCCAGAAGTGCAATCATCATATTGCCAATAATCTTACGAGCAATTCTGAAGAAATACAAATCCATATCCAACACGTGCATATCGTCTGGGATAGTCATAATGAATTGGAAATACTGTTTGTAATCCTCATTTGCTGGAACCACTCCATTAGCATCTGGCTCAGTCCAAGCAGAAATGTATTTGTCAAGTTCTACCTGAGGAATTAACAGAAAATCATCTAATGGCATTGCTCGTACCATATCAACAACTGTCTGTTTGAATTCGCCAGACGTCTTAACAATTGGTCTGTTGTGCGTCATTGTTTACCTCCTTTATAAATTTTCGTAAATAGTTACCATAATAAATAAGTAAATAAATAGAACGAATAGCATTAAACATGCTGCCATTAAGCATCCTAGAAAGCCCATAGTAATTGTCAATTGAACAAGAAGCGCCAAGCAGGATAACTCGATAGCTATAAAAATAAATGTTAAGGAAATCATCAAAAGTAAATCTGACAAATTGTAGTCAATTAATTCAACAAACTTCTCTTTCATCGTTTACCCCTTGTGTAAAAATTCTCAAAGAATCTTTTGAGCATATCCATCTTAGAATCCAACTCATCGTTACCATAACAATATAATGTGGTGAAATATAGATTCTTCTTGTCATCAAATACAATTGGATCAATATCGATAATAAGGAAAGTATCCGGATACTCATCCACAGCTTCTAGAAAATATTTTGTTTCCAGAAGTTCCACATTATTCCTAATAGTTCGATATCTTTCAATTGAATCTTTGATGATGTTAAGATTAGATGTCTCGATTCTCAAAATAAAAGCATTTTCGTCATTTGGACTTAGTTGTCCATTAACATTATAAATTGGTTCTCCCATTTTTATGGTTCCTCCTTATCAAAATAGTACTTTCTAACTATTTCTTTTGTTGTCATCTTTTCATTGTAAACGCCATAACCAAATACTGTAAAAGTCCATCGGTCATCCCTAACATTATATGATAGCGGAGTAACTTCAGTGATTATGCCTGCTTTGAAAAAGTTTAATTCGTCACATAGCATCTCGGGTTCTATTTTATGAATAGCGTCAGACATTCCCGAATATCTTATGTAATCTGCCTTTGCTTGATCATCATGGGTATAACTAATAAATACTTGAAACTTATTGTTACCAGGATATTTAACATGCTTTCTCACGATTCTTGATGGTTCACACATTTATACCTCCTCCAAGATACTTTCAATTTTATATTTTGCATACGATTCGACAAAGTCTTTTCTAGTGTGCAAATTTTCGTCTGTATATAGTTCTATGCTAAATATCCATGTATTAGATACCTCAACATAGGTTATTGGTGAAACATCAACGACAATATACTTTTCAGCGTCTAACTCATTACCTGAAAGTTTTAAAAAATCGCTTTGTCCCAATATTCGAATATCGTTCATCATGTCCGTATAATATTCATGAAAATATTCCACAGCCGATTGATCTTGAGAACAATGGTTTAAAACTTTTTCTTTCTTATTTAACATCTTTCTACCTCACAAAAAAGAAAGGGATAAGTTAATCCCTTTATTTGAAAAATTTATTTGAAATTACTGACCACATCTTAGATGAGATGATATTGAATTGTTCGAAATTCAACACAGCAGCCATTCCGAGAATGTTCACAAGAGCTTGAAATAATTGCTCAGGTTTGACTTTGTACTTTTGCTGCTCGTTCTTAACAGCGATAAGTTTAGCCAACTTGAGATTTAAATCTTGAACCTCTGCGTTATTCTCAGATAGTGCCATCTGAATTTTGATTTCTTCAATTTGCATATCTAAGCCGTCATATAATATTGCCATCATAATTTTTCTCATATGATTTACCTTCCTTTCATTATAACCAAGGGAATTCCTGCGGCGATGTAATCCTTCGAATAGGTTCGAATCGACATGGCGGTAGTTTGGGTGGTTCATTTAGAGGAATGAGTGTTACCATAAAATCAGAACTCCCTTTATCGATGGGCTCTTCTATACTAATAAAAGTTAAAATATAAGGTTTACCCAAGAAGTCGACAATACGAAGTTCTTTCTTAAGAAAATTTTTAGGTAGCATATAGTTCCAATAAAATGAACGGATTATTGGATTATCCACAAAATATAACTTAACCTTGTCCGGTTCTCTTGAAGAGAAATGCTCCGATACATATGAGTTAACAAGCGTAGAATATACTTTGTTATCGAAATTGATTATAAGTCTTCCAATCATATTAATCCCTCATAATAGCTGTGATACCTATAGGATAAAAATTGTTTCGCATGAAATCAATAGAAGTAATAACAATTTCATAGTTTTTACCACTAAGGATATGCCCACGAATCGAACGTCTACCCCTATTATGTTTTTTAATATCTTCTGAAATGGAACATGCGAATTCGAATGATATTACCGGATTGATTATGCATTGGTGAAATCCACTCTCCATAAGATATAAAGGATTTTCCTTCATTGTTACCATGCTTGGATTTAGAAAAGAATAAACTTTGTCGTTTATGTTTAAAATGGTTCTCTCAATCATGTATAACCTCACATTCGATTTGTATACTAAAATCACTAAATAGTTCAACAGTAATATCGGTTACCTTTACATTTAAAGTATATCCAGCACCCAAATAAATAACGCATTTACATGGGCTAAAATTACTATTAACAATATCGTTAAAGATCATAGATGCGATTTTATTAGATACACTAGGCATAATCAAAATATTCTTTACCGAATATACGGGGGAATTATTCGCATATGTTGTCATTGTATCATCTTTAATATAGGGATTTAGAAACGAGTATACCCTATTGTTCATATGTAATATGACTCTATTAATCATCTCCCAGTTGCTCCCGAAGAACATCGTTCTGTTCTTTCAAAAACATTGACTCGCCAAGTTTACCTTCTTCGTCAATCGCAGCGTTTAATTCACGGTTCATTTTCGTTTGTCTACGACCAATAAACAAATAGCACGCAGCAGAAAATAGTCCAGTAGCGATAATACCAATAGCACCATGGATTTGTTCCTGAGTACGTCCATCGACACGACCACGGTAATATGCTTCTTGCATATCTTTGTCTGCGAATTCAACGGTCTCAACTTCAAATAACTTTTTAAACATTACAATACCTCACTAATTAATTCATCAATAACTTCAAGAGTTGTTTTTAGATCGACAATTTCCATAAATGTAAGTCGTCTATTACAATAACTATATTTCACAAGTTTTTTCCATAGGTCAGTCATACCAATGATGACCGGAGTAAGTTTAAGAGTCGCATCCAAATCTCTAGCCGCATCTGCTTTCTCTTTTAAATAGTTAAGTTTTCCCAGATCATCGTTTAATGATTCGATACTACTCAAACATAACTTCCTTAAAGATTTGTTGAAGAACAGCCATGTAAAAATAGTTGGACGGGTTCTTACACGGTCATCATTAAGAATGTAATTCATTTCTAGCATCATCAATCTCCTTAAACATTCTTTGCAATTCTTCATCATTGTTCATTAGATTGAACGTTTCTCGAGTGTACTTTTTAGCTGCACGTTTAAATAGTGCACCGAGAATAAGTGTTCCCGCAGTGGCAAGAATACCACTTAAAATAGCACCTTTCTTAAGTTCATTTCCAACTTCATCAAGATTGCCACAGTTAATCAAATCTTCGCCATATTTTTCTTCGATGTATTTAGATACTTCTAATTCTTTTTCCATAAAATCAACTTTAACTTCCAACATATTATTTACCTTCTTTCTTATTTTTAATTGCTGACACGAGTGCTCCAAGGATGACTCCCGTAATAACGCCTTCTTTTAAACCAAATTTTAAAACGTGATTTTTAACTTGCTTAATAGGCGTTTTATCGTATAAAACTTTGATTGCTTTAATTGTGTATTTGTAGTCCATTCGACCAACCTCCTTTTTTTTTAAAAAAAAAAGAGGATAATTAAATCCTCTATCTGAATAGTTTTCCAACAAAGTTGAATAGCCCTGCGATTACGTTCACAAAGAGCATTCCAAACAATGCTTTTAAAATGTCCAAAATAGTTTTCATTTTTATCCTCCTTTAGAAACCTTCATTACGAAGTTTAGTTAATACCTTTTGAACAGTAATTAGTCGTCGTTTATGGTATTCGCTATCTTCCGAAATATACCCCTGCTTTTCAAGCTTTTCTACGTAAGCTTCTTCAAGCACAGCGTATAACGCAAGTGTGCGAAATCCAATCTCTCTGATAATTCTTCTGAACATAAGTATGTCCTCCTATAATAAATATTCTTTCATTATAGGATGTGTAAAAGCTGCGTATTATGGCAGTTTATTGAATTTGTAAGTTAAATATCGATATTTAATAAACTTCAAAATTCGATGATGCAGTTTATACTTACCAAATAGTTTACCTAAAGTTATCATTTCACTGATTGTTTTTGCAAATTGATGGCGTGTATCGTAGTCTTCGATAATTCTGTAACCTTCGAATTTAAGATGGTCTAAGTTGTCTAATGATCTGTTAAAGGCATTGACCATGTATGTATCACATCTAACGAAGAAATAATACCGTTCCCACTCTTCTCTTACTTGTTCTTTAAGTTCTTTGTAGTCCATTTTATACCTCAATAATTTACAATTTTCGCAGAAGCGTTTGCTAATGAGATTTTTAAAATATCTTCCTGCAATTTAACAATATCAAAAACAGTCATTTTATCCCAAGTTTTGACGTAATCGACCAAATCTTGTCTAGTGTAAATATCAGTATGAGTACCTTCTAAATAATACACATGGCCGTTTTCATCAAGATCGACAATTGAAGCTTCAGATCTAACATCATTATACACCGCAAATAGTACAAAATACCCATTTTTTAGCTCGTACATCCATATTTGGACTATTGGTAAACGATCAACAATTAAAATAGGATTTTTACGATTAACCTGTGTAGGTTTTGTGTGAAATTTCACTTCCCCTTTATCTTTAGATCTATTATATGTATTTACTGTTTTTGATCCAAACACAGAATTTTCCATCATTTTTATAAAAGTATCTTTAATCATTTTATTACCTCATTTTCATTTTTGAAATTGCGTCCATTTTCTTATTAACTTCTTCCGTATGTGAAAAGAAATACATCATATCTTGTGCTATTTCTTTAGCGAATTTGGATAAGAAATAATCCCTAACAAACAAAAGATCTTCTTTTATACTATACTCGTCAAATTGAAATACTTTTTCAAAGTTCGTGACCAGTAGTGTTGTTGCGGCCTTATCAACAGGATCTGTTAGTCTAGGATAATCCACAATCGCCGCTTTTATAGTAATTGAGATACTAATCTCTTCTGAGTTTCTTGCCGAAAAATCTGGCGATGTAATGAAATTAATTGGTGTAGTCATTTTGTTTCCTCCTTTTTATCACATAAAATAGACACTACATCAACACACATGTATGCCGACACCAATAAAATAATAGCCATATTATATACCTCCTTTAATTTGGCTTAATCAAACCATCCATTGTTGACTGACAATAAATGAGGCTTCCTCCTTAAATAATTATTATGAATGGCTTGACTAAAACAAAAAAGAAAGGATCCTAAGATCCCTCTTTATTTTTTACTAGTGAATAGTGCAACTGTTGTAACAATAGTACCTACTGCTAATAGTCCTTCAATCGCACCTTGGCCAGCGCCTTTAAGTAGAGCCATTCCTAGGCCGTCCTTTTCAGCGTCATATTCCAACGGTGTTCCTTCAAAGTTAATTAGTCCCATAAATCCTTTATTCATGGTTGCTTCCTCCTTTAGTTTTCTTTCATTATACACCGTGTAATTTCTGCGAAATTTACAAATTTTGAAACAACCAATTAGTGTAAATCAATCTGAAATATCGTCTAACTCTATAGATGGATGTATCTTTATACATCGTGCATAACAAGTATCGTAAAGATCTTAGAGCTCTAGTCATTTTATAATCTTGTTGCTCGGATATTAAGTTCTCATCGAGTTCATCTACATACGATGTAATAAAATTCACACGTGCATGAACTTCACGAACCATATAATGATCAGAATACATAATTAGATCATATACGAGGCTCCATCGTTGTTTAAGTTTCTCTACAAATTTCTCGTAGTACTCACTGTTTGTCATAAAAACTCCTTTACTTAAGAACCCTATAGTCCTCTATAGATTTATCCGCAAAATACTTACCTCCATTATTAATATTCAACAATGGTACTTTTTCGCCCTCGTCCAAAAGATCTGCCACTGTATGCGAATATGCCTTAATTGTAGCAAAGAACATAGGTGCGTCTTTCTTGGAAATATAAACAGTTTGTGCGGTATGACCTTTTTTAGGTTTAGGATTATGCAATCGGATACCTTCGAAATAACTCTTATCTGGGTCAATAAATCCAGACATAATTACAGGTACGTCGTTACATACCAAATTCACATACACGACATACTCAGATATACTTTCATCGAAATATGCGTGAATGTATTTAAAAAGAAGAGACTGGACATTTGGTATTCTCTTAGTAACTCCAAATTTTCGTCCAGTCTTCTTTATAGTTTTCCTTTTCTTGCTAACAGGCATAGCAAACCTCCTTTAAATGTTTTTTCGAAAAAAAGGGTGCCGGATTCGAACCGACGACAGCCATCCGTATTCATATGAATACGAGCGCTCTAATAGGATAATATCCCACACCACTGAGCTAAGCCCTTTTTCATTATATGGTATGTAATTTCTGCGAAATTGAAAAAAAGAAGGAAATGATTTCCTTCTATGAATTTAGAATTTCCATTTGTCTAAGTCCGAGTTCCATCAACTCTTCTTTATTCTCATAGTCCATTGCAAATTCAATAGCTTTAGTTTTCATTTCCTCTTCTGATAATCCTAATAGATCGTTCATTTGTCTGAATATATCTTGCATATAGTTCCAACGTTTTACTCTAAAGTCTCGCTGATGTTCAATTTTATGAGAGTACATATTTACCAATTCGTCTAACAAGTCATTAAATTTATTTAGTTTAGCTGGATCTTTAATTTGTTCCTTTGCTATATGTTCTAAATTCAATCTAGTAACGTCGTATTCGAATGATACTTCCATACACTTATATCCTCGAAATGCTTCTTTACAAGTAATTCGTTTTCCATAGTAATCTTTATACATATATTTTGACATAGTAATGTCCTCCTATAATTCTTATTTCATTATAGGGTATGTAAAAAGTGCGAAAAAAGAAGACAAAGTCTTCTCAAGATAATCTATTTAATCATTAGTTATTTCCTTATAGCTAAGCATAGCTCTAGCAATAGGTTGATGTTTGAAATAGAAATATCTCATAAAGTCTTCGTCATAAATAATTTTATTAACTGATGTAGCCATCATATTATAATAATTACATGCTGATTCTAATTGTCCGACATTAACAACAAACATTTGTTCGTTTTCCTGCCAAAATCCTTTAATGATATGTTTGAATGCGTCAAATGCTACATTGAAAGTAGATCTAGCAAAAGCATCTGCGGATATATAATCCAAAGCTTCTTTGAACATAACTTCCATATAGTTATTGTGTACGCCCCAAAGATACCATTTATAGGCAGTGTTATACAATTGTTTAATTGTTTCATCTTTAGTTTCGTGTAATTTAGTCATAATATTGACCCTCCTTTAGTTTTATTCATTATGAGGTAAGTAAAAACTGCGAAAAAAGAAGGGATTTGTAATCCCTCAGTGTCATTGTAATGTTAGAAAGAATCTAATAATTTCCTCAGTTTCAGACTCCATTTCTTTTTGTCTGTTACTAATTTTAGTTATTAAGTTCTTAACTTCTTCATCTTCAATTTCACTGATTTTTACAAATCCCAACTTTTTATCATTTAAAATATTTTCCAACATATCGTATGTTTTACGAGCTAAAGCAGATCTAATATAAAGTTCTTTTGCATCGATAGATTCTAAAATAGCTTCTAATTCACGTTCTAATCTTTTGAGTAGATTCTTATAGTACTCCACAATATACATATTGGCGTTTGAATTAACCAATGTGTAGTCTTGCCCGAGACTTATCATTTTACTCATTTCATTGTCGTCTAAATATAATGCTAATTTAATCATAGCTATTTGATTCATATTAACTGCAAATTTTTGTTCGTGTGACATAGTGATGTCCTCCTATAATTCTTATTTCATTATAGGACCGGAAATTCCTGCGAAAAAAAGAGGAGTATATGTGAATACTCCTATAAATCATGTAGTTGTTTTGCAATGCTTAACAATCATATTTTTTAATCAAATAAGCCCACAGTCCAATAACGGCTGCTCCAGCGATTGACGCAAAAATAGGCGTTTCTAGCATTGTGTATTCCCACAATCTACAAGCTTTACGTTTAAGTTTATCTGACATAATTAGTCCTCCTTTTCTATTATGTGACATGGAATTATTGCGAATTTTAAATGAAAAATCACACCCGGGCAAATTTTGGAAATTCAAAAAAAAAAAAAAACGGAGCCATGTAGACTCCGCAGTTTTTAATAACGTCCACCGGCTAGTACGCGTTTTTGTCCACGTTTAGTTTTGGCATCCATTACATCTTTCTTATATTGGTTTTTCAATCCCTTATATTCAGCGGTCATCTTTTGACGTGCAGCTCTTTGACGTTCCCCGTAGTCCCTACGATTTTCGCCTTCGGCTTTACGACGTTTGCTAAAGAATGCATCTTGGCTATATTTGTCAAAGATCTTATCGTCACCTCGGTCAAATTTCTTTTGAGCATTCTTACGATCTTTTTTATATTGTTTACCAGCTTTGACCATATCTTTAACATAACGATTGCGGAATTCTAGTGATCTGGTTGTTCCGAAAAATGTTCCTGCTTTAGAACGACGTTTAGAAGCAGATATCGCCTGGTCAGCTAAAATTGGATGACGTAGTCCGTTAACCGCTGCTCGTCCAGCAGCAGAACCCCAACGCTTCATACGTTGTCCCCATTTCATCCCCTTAACTCCGTGGTGCTCGATAACGTCGGAAAAGCTGTCTGTGTGGACTAATTCGTTTTCTGAAATAATAATCATTTCATTCTCCTTTATAACATATTTATTAATTACAAATCCTTATGATCAATAAGAACCTTATCTTCAATCCATTGATAAGATTGAGGGGAACCAATACGAGAATATCCATTAACTTTTTCGTACACACGAACCCGTGTACCTTTCTTGAATAGTTCTTTTTCTTCGGCCCCAGAAAATGGATGAGCTTCTACCCAATAGTCACCAGAAACTGTAGCTTCAAAATATGGTTGTTGTGAGTTTTGCAATGAAACGCCATTAGCAATTTCTCGTTCGAACTGAGTTGTAGCATTTTCGATTTGTTCAGCGTTTGGAACGGTTTCGGTATTGCCTTTATAACGGTAGCAGTAATAGTATGGACGACCTACACGCATCCAAAGGTCATCGTGTTCGTCAATCCCAATACCGTCATCAGGATAGTTACAGTGGATAATAGTCCCTTCTGTATCTAAGAAAATTCCTGTATGCCCAAATTCTCCTGCGGAATATCCTTTTTGTCCCCAGATAAAGATATCTCCATATTGACAATCAAACTCTTCGTTCTCAGCAATACATTCCCATCCGTTAGCTTCAAGCCAAGCATGTTCGGTTTCTGTAGAACATGCCCAATCCAACTCACTCATTCCACCAGACACGCCAGCGTAATAAATAGCTGATGAGCAGTCATAACTATCTGGACCATCACGGTGATCCATACTATAAGATACATTACCTTTACGAGCTTGCATCCATGCAATCATTTCAGCTGTACTTACTGTCATATATTACCCTCCTGGATAGTTAATATGTTTATTGAGTTCGCTTAATACTTTCAAAGTGTTATAATACTCTACCCTCAAAGACGATAACTCTTTTAAAATAATAAGCATCACAATAAGTAAAACAAGGTTCACGACAATAATCGCAAACCCTGTCAAATAGATAAATAAATCCCTACGCTTCAAGAGACTCTTCCTCGAACTTAATTCGAGCAATATCTTTTACAGCTTGATTGGGTAGGGTAACATCGCCATTATAGCGACACACAATAACATGCTCGCCTGCTTCAAATACGTCCGCTTCATTGTGAAGAACGATCTGAGTTTCATTTGAGAAGAAGATTTCACCATCAGTATTCCCAACGATTCCGATAAACATTCCATCATTTACAATCAAGACATCACCGAATTTACGTTCGTCAGTCACCTCGCGGAAATCATTGTCTTCCAACCAAGCAACTACGTCTTCGGCAATCTGAAACTCATTTTCTGGTTCAGTTAGTCCACCGTATTTTGCAGCCATTTTGAATGCTTCTTCATCGATTAGTTTGAGGTTCGCTCCTTTACGTACATCATACCATGCGATGATCTTCGATACATCTACTGTCATAATAGTCCTTTCTAGCGTTCCATTCCCGAAGATAGTGGGTAAGCAGCACCTACACCATTCATTTCCAGACGTCCTCGAGTAACAAAGTCAGCTACAGGTTCACCATTGTATGTGAATTCTTTATTGAATTGAACGAATACAAGTTTACCTTCACCTTGAGTTTCAACATGTGTAGGATCTTCAATAACAACAATTTCATTTGCTTGATATGTTTTTCCTACTTCTGCTTTTGGTAGAAGACCCGCAAGCTTCTTATACACAACGCCGTATACAATTGATCCGGACATAATTGTGTGCATAACCATTGCCTCAATAAAGTCGTCACGACGTTTGCCTTCAACTTTTTCATGTTCAAATGCTGTGTTGAGGACTTCTACCTTCTTAGTAGTGTCTTTGAATTCGATTTCGGCGAAGTATTCCTTATGGAATTGCTTCATACATTCGTCAATGTATTTTTTTTCGGAATTAACGTCCACAACATGGCGTCCAGGAAGTTTAACTTGAATCAAGTTACTTGGAGTTTCTGTGAATAGTTCGAACAAAGTGCTTTCAACTTCTCCTTGTTCGTTATAAATTGGGTAGTGGGTGCGTAGTTTAAATTGTGACATAATTATTCTCCTTTATTGTCATTAGGGGTTAATTCGTTAATTTTAATTTGCTCGGCTGCTTTATAAACGTCTAGTTCACTTTGTAATTGAGAGACTTTTTCTTCAAGAGACTCTTTTTCCACAACCAACTCAGTGTTTTCAAGATTTTTAGAAGCTATCTCTAGAGATAACTTCACAATAATCTTATTCAGTTTTTCATTTTCTTCCATATAAAACCTTTCTATCTAAAGCCATTATTCCAGTCAGTTTGCGTGCCGGCTTTGTCTAATGGTGCGTAGTATATTGCGTTTGTATTTGATCCATCATTTACATACAACCAAGCAGAAGTACCATATTGGTTTGTTTGACCACTAAAAGTAATTAAAAATAGACCACGAACGCCATATATTGCAACGTCAGATCGTACAGGACGAAGCGGGGAGTTCTGATATGTATTTGTCATAACAGGAACATATGTAGTATCTGAAGTAGTTCTACCCCAAAATCGTGTTGGTCCTGCATATCGTCCATTTGATTGAATTGTGATATTATCTGTTTGTCCACCAAGGTGATTTATAGATAATCTATCGTTATTCAAAGAAAACCTCACACGATTAGCAATTGTCAATCCATTAGTAAACACAGATTCAAACACGCCCGTTCGGGCTACTAAGTTTCTGAATTCGGCCTCAAGACCGGTTATTTTTCTTACATCCACACTAATAATTTTAGCTGAAGCAATAGTAGCGTCTGCTATGTGGGCATTTTTGATAGATCCATCTCGAATATGTGCTTCACCAATAACACCATTAGAGATACTTGTTTGGCCAGTTATCTCGATATTTTTACCAGCAATTCTTACACCATTTGGGTTTGCTGAAATTTGAGTGACAAGATCTCTCTCATTTTTTAGAATTTTAACAGAATAAGAATTCGTAAGCTGTTGGACCATTGTGGATGATATGCTACCTGATGGTTGATATGTAGCGATTTTATCGCCCCTTACAAGCATCATTTCTTTGATTTCTAGTAAACCGCTACCATCCATGAGGACACGGAATGGATTGACATATTCGCCATTATTAAATGTCATATCTTTACTAATTGTGATAGTCTTTTTGACATCTATCCAACCATTATAAGGGTTATTGACCGACGAATTAGTATCATAATTTCTTGGGATATAGAATAATGTCTCTGCTTGAATATTATCGGCGTATTTTATTTCTATAAGAGCGAGGGATTCATTTGGGGTATGGTAATATTTATGCATTCTAACTTTACATGTGAATGTCAGAACATCACCTTGGTTAAGCGACTTAATCGATAGAGGGAACATCAATCGATTCCATCTATTTATCGGCGTCCCTTTATTAACTTTAATAAAGAAAGATCTTTTGCCGTATGCTCCTCCCGAAGGACTAAATTCGAACGGTGCATTTGTTGATGAATTATTGGTAACCCCAACCAAATCCTCAGTACCTAATATAAGGTTATTAGACGCTGAAGATCCACTAGTAATCAAAGATTGTATCTCAGTACTAGACATTATCATTTGTGAAACTCTATTGGCTATACCATTTTGAGTTTCTCCCAAAGTCCGTTTGAAGAAATCAACCGACTCTTCAACTTTTTGGAATTTTGTGGTCTGGGTCATATCCAAATCTTGAGGGTTATCTTTAAAGTCGTTTATAGAGTTACCCCGTTCGAGTTGGATTCTTCGGATATAGAAATTCACAAGAGTGTTTGGAGTAGTGGTTATTCTGACTTTAACATTTTTATAGTCATGACGTGGAGTAAGGACTGCCCCAATTCTATGAAACACTCTTTGATTAGGTTTCATACCCATGAATTGGATATCCGATGGATAAAAATCTTTCATAATCCATTCGTATTTATCAACTCCATTATCAACCCAATTTCCTACTAATTCCATCCGCATAATTATACCGGAGTTATTAATTTGATCAGTGGACACATCTACAGATAAAGTTACTGGTTGTCCCTCATAGAAATTCTCATTAACAACTTGTTGTATATATGCATAATTATTACCAGCATTTCCATAATAATGAAATATACCTTTTTTACCGAAATTGGTTAATCCATGAGTACCATTATCATGATTCCAGCCTGGATATTTGATAACATCCCAGAACCGCATGCTGATGTTTTCATTTGGTTGGATGTTGTAAAGGAAATCCCCATTTCGGATTAAGTTAACTCCAGTAGTATTATCCATCAAATCCTCAGCCGACGGAGACCAATCGCTAACCATATCACTATAATATAACGTACATTTAGATATTGTAAATGGTACATTATTAGACATATCCACTCGGAAACGAATTTGAGTAGCTCGGTTCCAAGCATTGTCGGACAAAGTCATATAAGCAATTTTGAATACTTTATTTGTACCATTTATATCCTTAGTAGTTATATTTGGAAATCCTGGGACAATACCATTTGGACCGCCGAGATATTCAGTTTCATTATACAATTCCGGAAATACAGATGCATTTGTCACATTGGATTTAAATTGAACTTCATACTGAATTATCAATCTAGCACCTTTTGGTATACCTAATTGATTAGGCGTGGATCCGTACATCAAAGGATATCCCCAAATGACCGCATAATTATTAGAATTAAGAGTGTAATTGTAGGATTCCCGTGGTTTTATAGTCCCACTAAGATAGTTTCGACTGCCATATTTCTTAGGAATTTCATTTTGGACACTGCTGATAGTCTTCCTAACACCAGTTATCTCGGTGGTAATAAGAGTTTGTGCATCTGTTCTAGCACGAGTAAGAGTATCAGTAGCGGATTGTGTTATGGCCTGTGTCAACGAATTTTTGGTTTGAGTGACCGCTGTCGTAACAACATTATTGACAGTAGCATTTAAAGTAGACGTTATACGTTGAGTTATACTATCGTTATTGATAGTAATTCTACTATCCGTATATTGTTTACCTTCAATCAACTTACCATCAGAATATCGTTTAGACTCATCCTTAGCAGAATTTACGGCTAACTCAATTTTACCAGGTACAAGGTTCAATTCGGATTGCTGCTTAGTAAACTTATCATTGACCTTCGTCAATTCAGTAACTTGCAATTCCAATTTAGACGCGGTTTGATCTAATTTGGTTTTAGTTTGAACTAATTCAGCAACTTGTTGGGTTAACTTGTTATCCGTTTGGTTCAATTTAGACTTAGTTTGAGTTAAGTCATTATTTACACCACTGATTGTGTTTTGGATAGTTGTCAAGCTCTGACTATTGGTCCTCTTATACTCTGCAAATGATTCTTGGAAATCCAATTCATTAGGGTGATAATCAGATACGATAGTCGCTTCTTCAAGCTGAATTCCGGCAATGTATACATGGATAGCATCATTTACCAAAGAACTAAATGCAACTCTGAATTTTATTGCAGTATTATTGGTTCGAACTTTAACCCAATGTCTAGTTAAATCGGTATTTGATGTCCATCCAGAAGAATAACCAGAATCTCTTTCTGTGATATTAATACCGGCAGGGAAACTTTGATCAATCTTCTTATCTCTTTGGTTAGTTTTTGTATAGAAAGAGAACACATAATCAGTATTTGGCTTCAATACAGTCTTCAAATCTTCTGGCGAATCACCATAAATAACTTGGTAATTATTATACATAGTCCGATGGTTCAAAACATAGTCATAAACTTTAAATGGCGGAGTCTGTGTTATTTCAATACCTCTATAATATGGCGCAGACATTGTCTGAGTGTTTCTCAAAATGTTTGTGGCGCCAACTTTAAGGTTGCTAAATTTCTCACTAACCCCATTATCCAAAGCAGTTATTAACTTTTTGGTCTCATTAAGTACTGAGGAACCTGACGATGTTATTTGCGACCTAATAGATGCTAAATCTCCGTCAAGTCTTCGTTTATCAGCAGCAAATGTATTCGAAAGTTGCTCTAATTTTGATTTGGCAAGGTTGAGTTCTTGTGTAGTTGACTTATTGATCTCAGCAACACTGTCTGCAACGTATTGATTAGTTGCATTGATGTCACCTCGTACAACTTCTATGTCGGTCTCAAACTCATCTAATGATTCATGAATTTCAGACATAGCGGAGTCAATTTTATCCTCCAGTACCTCCCCGAAGTCATGAGGCATCACCAAATTCCATTGAGTTCCATCATATCGATACAGGTCAGTTTCACCAGCACCTACATCCCTAAACCACAAATCATTTTCTTTCAAATCATCAACAGGAGGTTCATCTGGTCCGTAGAAGTTTCTATTCTTACCGTTTGCACTTGTGAGAATAGTGTTAATAGAACCTTCAAAGTCGCCCATTGCTTCGTTGATGGTTTTCTTTGTGAGATCTTTCCACTCAGCTCTTTGAGAATCAGCCAGAGTACTAGCCGTATTTCCATCAGAACTTGCAACGATCTTAACAGTACGTTCCTTAAGAACATCGTATTCAATCTCAACAATCTGTACAGTCACATCGACGTCGATTTTAGATAGATATACGTCTACTGTATCACATAATCGAACCGCTTCGAGGGATCTAAGAATGCTCTTTTCCCAAGATGTTGTATCTTGAATAGGAATCATTGAAACTTCCATCTTGATATCCGGAACATCAACTGTAGGATTTTCATCAAAATATGTAGAAGCCTCCTCAGTAACCATACGAGGAGTGATAACAATTTTAGTGTCTTCTTTGATTTGTTGTTGACGAGCTAAACGTGCTTGTTTTTCTGATTCTCGAGCTTGTTTACTTTGTTCTGCTTATTCTGATTACGTTTTTGTTTCGAAGCTTCAAATTGAGCATCTCTAGCAGCTTCTCGTTGTTGCCACTCAGCCTCTCTTTGAGCAGCCGATTTCTTAGCTCCTCGACTGGCATGGGCTGAAGCTCTTTTACGCTTGTTAGCATAATAATTGCGTTCGCGCTCTTCCTCACGTTGCTGTTCAAGTCTTTCTCTTTGAGATTGTTCTTGAGCTCGTTTTGAGGAATCTGCAGATCTGTTATTTTCTCGCTCAGCAGCCAATCTTGTTTTCCTATCAGATTTCATCTTTTGTTTATAGTCGTTAAACTTATTACTGATATCGATAGGAACTATACGTTTGATATCATAATCGTCATAATGATCTGACTTTATAATATCTCCGTAAATTGTTTGTTCTTTTTGGTTCTCCCCTTCAGGAGTATATTTAGCATAAGGTAAAATACGAGTGAATTTACCGTGCATACTCGTCTTAAGCTGAATATTTTTCATATTCTTTCTAGGACGAATAGTTGTTATGTGTTCTCGACCGCGACCTCTATAAATAAACAATTCTTTATCGGTTCTTTTGACTTCTCCGCCAAAAGTACTCACAAGAGAATCGTCAGATCCCATAATGAGATTTAAAGCATTTATAAGTTTATCATTATTAAATGAAGATCTAGATCCAAGGTCGGAATTAAATCTAATATTTATAGGGTCAATAGCATTTTGGACAATGGTTGGCCATATCTCATTTAAAGATAGAGTACCAACCGTGAATGGTCTTATAAGAGTAGCTGAAAGATCGTCCGATATTTTCGAAACAGCCTTGACTTCGATAGTGTTATTGTCAACACTTACTTTAGTCTCATATATACGGAATATATGAGTATCATCTTCGTCATTTGGCTTTGCACGAATATATCTATTCTTTTCAAAGTCGCTTGAATAATCACCCTGAATTGGATATTTCATTTCTAACTCGAATAAACCATTTCTTTGTTCTTTTACGATACATTCAACCGCATCATAAAGAATTCCTAGACCATTAGAAACAAAATTTCTTTCATTTTGGTCATATAGAATAGGTCTCATACAAGCACCCTCCAATTAGGATTTATTGAAATAGGTCTGGTAAACGCAGTATTATTAGGTGGAGTTGTTATTGTCAAACGATTGGCCAATGTGTTTCCTGGCTGAAGTTCGAAAAACTCTTTTCCAATAGTACGATCATTTAAATTACGAATGGTATTTCCAGATTTTGTGAATGTGGAATATGTTTGAGAATCAATATAAACAGTCTCATTGTTTAAAGACCGTAAACCAATTCGAGTTGTACCGAAAGTAATGTCAATATCACCTTTAACTCCTGTAAAAAATACTGTTGGTTTTGCAGTATAAAATGTAGGATTGTTTAAGGTCTGACCATTAGTAACATTCAACACCCTATTAGATGTCAAATATTTATATGGTTGACATTTAACTTTTACAGTAAAACTAATACATCCATCGTAATAGTATTTGTTTTCATAAACAATATCTAACGCGATAATATGGTATTCGTGCCCTTCGTCAAAATATGGGATAAAGGATAACCAATCCCCCTTACCTTGGTTGAAGAAGTTGAATATCTTATTACGAGCATTTGACAATTCATCGAAATTATCGCCATGTCTATGTCCATCATAAAAACATTTCAATTCAAATTCTGTTGGTTCATATCCATCGTCGTCATAAACCAATTCGCCCTCAAAAGATAAGGGTGCCAAAAATGACACCCGTCTTTTAGGTGAGGGAATGTTAGGACGATCTTCAATAAACACATGCATAGATTCTGAATTTACATTATTTAAAGTAAAACATCCTGCTTTCATATGTTAAAAGTATACCTCCTCGCCTTTTCCTCGACGATTTTGATCGTCCATATCTTTGATTTTCTGTTGAATTTCTTTAGCCAATTCATTTGGATCAACTGGTTTACCATTGTTATCAACTTTGACATTAACACTATATTCTCTAGTAGAATTGTCGTTGTTAATGGTTGTAGTTTGATTGTTTTGTGGTGCTCCAGAATAATATGGTTTAGGAAGATTGCGTCCAAGACGACCCATATCCATGTCATAACCATCAGGAGTAAACTTATCAATCTTGCTTGTGTCGATAACTGGAGTGATCTTAGGAGAATACTCCATATCATCTACAGCAATATCCAACATATCACCAATAGTATTCGCAGCTGACGCAACAGAGTCATAAAGAACCTTGCTATGATCAACAACATTATCTGTGACTTTCTCAAATCCAGATTTAAATGAATTACTCATTTGTTTAATTGTTGATGGCATCTCATTGTCAATACCCATAGCAACCCCTTGAGGGATAAACTTACCGACCTCTTTTGCAAACATCCGTGATGGTGAATGAATATCTGCAGCGGCTCTAGCAGCTTCTCTAGCTTTCGAAATAATTCGGTTAGCAGCAGACTCAATAGACCACATGTTTGCATACATACCAGAAGCGATACCAGCTGAAATATAGTAACCTACATTATAACCTGCACTTTGAGCAGATCCACTGTATGAACTGATAGTACTTACAATAGCGCTCATTCCAGAAGATACTTGAGATCTAGATGAACTCATACCTGATGCAAATTGACTAGACAAGTTAGACATCATACTTGAAACAATTGATTGAGTGGTTGAACTCATTGATGTGAATGATGCGTTGATCATAGTCACACTAACAGATACAGTTTGAGACACTCTAGCAAATCCTTGAGCCATATTTGATGAAACGGAATTTATGCTAGCTTGAATCGATGACGCTATAGAATTAAATGCCGCCGATGTCTGTGACGCCACTGATGACATTGAAGCAGAAATAGACGCCACAACACTAACCATTCCAGTTTGGACTGAAGACTGAACTACGAGCATAGATTGAGTTACAGCATTGCTAACTTGTAGGAATCCTGTATTAACACTCAATGCTAATAGCATCATACTTTGATCCATTGTTGAAATAATCAAAGTCATACCCATACTTACAGCAGTCTGCATTTGGATCATTCCATTAGTCGTTGCCAGAGTTAACTGTTCAAAGCCAGTGGATGAATTAGTTAATGCAGTGAAGAAATCTGTTAGGATAGTTTGGCTATCTAGGATAGACTGATTGAATGTTTCGATAGATGGAATCAAAGTTGTGAATCCAGCCATTAGGAAATTGACGCCATTTTGAATTCCAGTGAAACCAGCACTAAGCTGATCCACGGAGATCTGTAGGAGTTGGAATTGAACTGTAATCAATTGGAATGATGTGATCACAGTCACCATTGTGCTTGACAATGTGGTGATTGGAGTTGTCAAATTGTTGAATGACGTAGATACAGTATCTACTGTTGTGGAAATTGTTGACATTGTGATAGATAATGTCTCGAACGATGTACTTAGTGTAGGTACACTTCCTGACAATATTCCAACAGTCATAGATATAGTCATAAATGCTGAAGAAACGGCATTTATAGATCCTGCAGCAGCTCCCAAATTGGTACATGCTGTAGCAAGATTTTCAATATCTGTAGTAAATCCTTGTAAGTTACCAGCATAAGCGGCAGCTCCTAATTTAGCTACTTCAACCGATAATGAACCAAGACCAGCAGCAGCATTAGCACCGTATTCACCAACAAGTTTAACGCCTTCACCGAATAGTTTGAATCCTTCACCGAAAGATCTAGCAGCATCACCAACAGCTCGGATAATATCTGCGACTCCTTCAAGAGCGGATTTTATACCTTTACCAATAGACTCAAATACCTGTCCGACGCCTTCGAGAGCAGATTTAACAGCATTACCAAATGATTCGACAACTGTACCAACACCTTCTAGAGCGGATTTAACACCTTCTCCAAATGATACAAATACTTCTCCCAAACCAGATAGAATGCTATTTATAGCCTCTCCAGTAGCTCGAATTGTGTTTGCAAGACCATCAATAATATTTACGATACCGGTTATAACAGTATCTATTATATCTGCAAGTATCTGGAATACTGATACTATACCATTAACAATAACTTGAATTGTTTGTCCAACTGCTATAATAGCATCGGCAATTGATCTTATAATATCTGCAATTGCATTGACAGTTGCAATAATAGCATCCGCGAGAGATGATACTACAGACGCAATGCTTTCAAATAATACTTTAAGACCCTCGACTAATGGAGTAAATACAGGCTCAATAGCGCTCGCCAAATCGGATAAGAATTGTGTAATCATCTCTCCAACTGGTGTGAGAATCTCAACAATCTTTTCTAATAGTGGACCTAAAAGACCACCTATTACAGTTAATAGAATATCTCCGATAACTTTGAATAAGTTTTCAAGAGCTGGAATAAGTCTATCACGGACACCAATAAGTGCATTGCCTAAACTTTCAACAAATTTAGTTGCTACTTCAACTGCCGTTTGGACTAAAATATCCATATTCTCGACGATACCTTTAGCTAATTCCACTAGCATTTGAACTGAAGCGTTAATTAGTTCTGGTGCATTTTCGGTTATACCTTTAATTATACCAATAACTAATTTAAACCCAGCGTCGATGAAATAAGGAATTAATTCTACGATACCGCCAATTGCTGCTTTTATAGTTTCGACAAAGGCCTTAACTAAAATAGGAGCAGACTCAGCTATTGCTTGAGCAAATACTACAAATCCTTGAACAACCGTGTTAAGAGCTTGTGGCGCTATTGCGGCTAGTTCTTTAATCGCCGTGACAAATGCTAAAAATCCCAGACCTGCTATTAGAACGGACGAGGCCGCCATAATAGATGATATACCAAACGTTATGAGTGTTTTGGATAATATCATTAGACCAGGTGCTACCACTTGAGCCAAAGCGCCGGCGGCCAATAGAACCGTTAAGTTTCCTGCTAAAGCTACCAGAGCAACACCAACAGCTACTATATTCAGGGTTGATAACAACATAATAGGGACAGCAAGCAAATTCAAAGCTACTGCCATACCCATTAATTGCAACATACCACCTGTGGAACCAACTTTATTGACAATAGCCATAGCGGCAACCATAGCCGCAAGAACACCAATAATAGCCCCTGTAGCAGCAAGAATACCTTGCCATGGTTGTGCGGCCACATTAGATAATGCAGATCCAACAGCATAAAGAACTGGAGCAAATACTGCAATACCACCTAGAGTTGTAACATCAGGGTGAATATGGTCAATTATAGCGGTCATTGCGGTTAGAGTACCAAGAACTAGAACTATTCCTCCGAGCCCGACTAGCATTTGTTTCCAGTCAAGTTTTCCGATTTGTTCCATTGAGGTACCAATAGCTAGCAATACCTCTGCAAATGCAGAGAACAACGTCTTGAGTTGTCCAACTTCAACAAAGTTTTTTACAGAGCCATTGATTATCTTAGCAGTGTAAGCCATCGCTATGAATACTGCAGAAATACCTGCCGAAGCAGCTAGTAAACTACCCCAAGGTTTATCGGCTAATTTCGTTAAATTGTCCGCAACAGCTGTCATCATTGCGGTTAAAATAACCATTGACAATGCTGCGCCGGCATTAAATTTAATTTTCTTCATTAAGGCAGCAACGCCAACCAAAGAAAATAACATAACTTCAACAGCAGCAATACTTTTAACAATTTGTTCAATTGAAAGTTGTGTAATAGGCTCTATAGATTTCGTTATGGCATATATAGCCAAACCAAATGATACAAGAACCATAGCGGATGACATATTTACTTTGGCTTTCTTCATTAAATGAGAAACGCCAACCATTGATAGCAACAGAGCTTCAACTCCGGCCATACCTAGAAGTAGCATATCCCATTCCATGGTTCCTAAGTCAATAACAGATTGTGATAACAGCCAAATAGATACACCAAATGCTATCAATCCAGCCATAGCACTCTTATCAATCTTAACTTTTTTCATAAGTCGACTAGCAACTGCTAAAGACTCCATAAGAGTGACAACGGAAGCCGTAGCAGCAAGGATACTATCCCAGCTTAATGCAGCGATTTTGATTAGAGATGATGTTAAGATCCGTATCGAGATAGCAAACACTATCAGATTAGCTAACGCACTCTTTGTAACGTGTACTTTACTCATCGCTCGAGACGCTATAGCTAATGATGCCATAAGAGTAACCACAGATCCAACGGCTGCTATTAGTTGAGGCCATTCTATCTTCGCCAATGCTTTGACAGACCAGACAAGTGTTCTTATAGACAAAGCAAATACCATAAGTTCAGCAATAGCACTTTTATTGATATGTACTTTATCCAAACTCTTGGTTGCTTTGACCAAACCATAGATCAATACTCCTACAGCAGGTAATGCCATTGCCAATTTCTCTGGTTCTAACTTAGCGATTGCTCGTATTGACCATACTAAAAGTCTTACGGCTAAGGCAATACCCATTAGATGCATTATCTTGGCTTCGGAACCTTCTAGTTTATCAATGGCTTTTAATGCTCGAACGAGGCCATAAATAGCAGCATAAGTTCCAGCAATTGCTTCCATCAGCTTATCGCTAGGAATCTCTGCCATCTTAACCATAGCGCTTGCCAATACTCGAATAGCGAATGCAATACCAATTAATTGCATTGAAGCGCCTTTAGGAATTTCAGTTACACTCATTACGCGAATGAGTTTTAGTAGTATTCCGAGAGCAGCTCCAAGGCCAAGCATACCTTTAGAAAGGTCTTTCATCTCAATTTTAGATAATCTATCGATAGACAATGCTAAGATACCTAATGCGGTTGCTATCAATACCAAAGAACCTATCTTGATGCTTTGAGTAAATGAGTTGATAGTTCCTTGTAGAGATGTGAATACGCCTTTAACTTCATCAACAACGCTTTTACCAGAATCTTTAGCATCGCCAAACATACCTTTGAACTTCTCAACGAGCATATCAATGATAGTCCCTTTGGAGTTCTTGAATTTAAGCCATTTGTCGAAAGCGAATAAACCGATAAGCGCTTTAATTATGCTTGCAATATCAAATGATACGAAAGCATCTTTAAGTCCGTCGTATCCTGTTTTAAACCCTTCAACAATACCAGACCAAGCTTGAGAAGTAACTTCTCCAATTTTAGATAAGACAGATGATAATTTTTGTCCTGCTTTACTAAATATATTAGCAGCTCCAGAGAATATAGCTTCCGCGTGTCCAAATGGATTAGCTAAAGATTTTAATTTAGAGAATAGGAAACTGAAAGCTGCACCTATTGTACTAGATACTTTTCCAAGCATACTTCCTATTTGTTCAAATTTATTTGATGAAAGAACAAACTTTTCAATAGCTTTGACAAAGATAAGAATTTTTCCGGTAACATCAGATAATGTCGTAGCAAAAGTTACTAAACCTTTACTATCTCCAAATTTAGAAAATCCACGGAATATATCTTTTATAATAAATACTGCGATACGACCAACAGTAACAATGATATTAAATACATTGGATAGTGTTTTACCTAAATGATAAAATACAAGATAAGCATTCGTGCTAGAACGTATAGATTCCATAAAACGAGCTATAGAATCTGCAGCAGTTCTAATGGGCAACAATATACTTCCAGACGCATTACCTACGGCTTTAATTCCTTTAAAAACCGTTGATAAAGCAAACCCAAGAGTTACAAAGGTTTGACCAACCATTTTACCTATACTATTTATAGTATTAAAAAGTAAAGTGTTATTTTTTAAACCTGTTGTGAAATTCTCAAGGGCTTTTGTTATATTGTAAAATGTCTTAGCGGATTGTTTGTAGTCACCAATAACAGAACGGAATCCTTCACGGAATTGGGTCATGGCCTTGAATACGATTTCAAAACTGTTTTTAATGGAATTGAAAAATGACTCTTGACCACCCATGTCCTTCCATGTTTTGAGCATAGCATTTCGATAGTTACCAAGACTACGTTCCATACCAAGAACTTCATCCCAGTATTTACCTTGATCGTCACTAATAAATGGATTTACAATATCGCCAATACTTGTCCACATTTCTTTGGCTTCTTCAAATCCACCTAGGAAATATTCCCATGTAGTAGCCCATCCAGAACCGATTGCTTCCTGAACGGTGTCCACCAATTGACCGAATGATTTAACTTTGGTCGCAGCATCAAGCATAGACTCATCTTCTGAGAACTCACGCAAAGTTTCCAGCAAGACTTCGGATGTTAACCAACCATCTTGTAGAGACTCACGAAATGACTTAGTCATATTACGAGCCTTACCAAGTTTCTCGGCGGTTTGAGTCAATCTATCTTGGAATAGTTTACCACCCATACCGGCGTTAACTACTGAGTTCCAGTCTTGTAGACCAACCTTACCAGCGGCTAATGCTTGAGACAATTGATACATTGCTGTTGAGGCTTGTTGTGTGTTTGAACCGGAAGCCGCAGCCAAGTTAGAGATACCTTTAATAGCCGTAGCGGATTTGTCCAAACTTACACCCGCCGCCGTAAACGTACCAATGTTTCGAGTCATGTCGGCAAATGAGTAAATAGTCTTATCCGCGTAGTCATTAAGTTGTTCGAGAGCGCCAGAAACTTTACGCATACGAGTTGAAGAATCTGGAATTTCCCATTCGGTATTGGTCATGATTGTTTGGATTGATCCGAGTTTGTTCTTATACTCTTCCAAACCATCACCATAACCTCTAAAGAACTGTCCTGTGAAAGACATTGCTTTTTGCATCATTCCGCCTAGGACATTACCTAAAGCAATATCCATAACAGATAACGAGTTCTGAACAGAAGATGCCGCGTTAGCAAATGCATTCGATAGAGGACTTGCATCAAATCCTCCAATCTTAGAATTTAACCCATCGATTGACTTAATCGAGTTGGGAAAGCCTTCGTGATTATCTGCCTTTTGGAAAATACCCTTTAGACGGGATAGAATTGATGATGTGTTAGCTGTTTTGCTAGCAATATCAGTATTCATTCTATCGATAGATCGTCCGCCACCAGACATATCAATGTCTTGAGTGCTTCGAGAGAAAATTCCTCTAAGGCGAGATAGTAGTCCCTCAGATTTTTGTGTCGATTTTGAAATTGTATCATTCATGCTCGACATATCCGAGGCTATGTTTTTTGTAGCGTCCTTACCATTGACTTTGGCAAAGGCTTCTTTCAATCTATTAATTGCGGCAATTGCTTCGTCCGCATTCTTAGAGAAACCTTTATTGTCCAGGGTGACTTTGGCTACTTTTTCGTCTACATATCCTGCCATAGTTTACCTTTCTTATTTCTTCATAAGTTTCTTAACTCTTTCCAAAGCTTCCATATCAATTTTGTCAATTGCTTTAGAATTTTTATTAACTTGGGATTGAGCTTTAGCGAAATTTTCAGCAATCTTACCTAGTTTGCCTTTAGTAGTTCCGATAGACTCTAATTTACGTCGACCTAGAATTCCAGGTTTCTTTTGAGCAATGGAGAGAATATTATCGGCGTAATCGCTGGCTGCTTTTTGTTTTGCAGCTTTCTTAGCAGCATCTCTAATTAGAGCTTCATCCATTCGTCTAGTAAATCGTTCGGTATCTTTTCTATGAACTTCTTTTACTTTATCAGCAAGATGTTTTCCTGCAGATTTAAGTTTGCCGAATTTATCTTTTTTAACTACCGAATTAGACTCTCGTATAGAATTCATTTTCTTAAGACCACGAGTAATCTCTTTGGCACGCTGTCTATCGATTATATAGTTTGTCCCCTTATAACCCATATAAGCACCCAAAGCAACGCCGCCTACTAAAGCAGCACGTTTTAAATACTTTTCAGTTTTTAGACGCTTTTCGGCTTTTGAAGCGGCAGTATGGGGATCGTAACCTTTGTTCATATATCTATTGATTAGATGTTCCCTACGGTTGCGATGACCCCATTTCATTCCTTTGATTCCAAAGTGTTGTATCACGTCTTTGGAAGATTGAATCGAAATATAATACATGAACTATCCTTTCTATTTAAAATAATCTTCTAGTATCTTGTCGATTGTTTTCTTATAAACAGAATTAATTGCAGAGTCAATATATGGTCTTGGTGGAACATACCCTCCTGTTCCAGTTCCGTGGCCATAATGGATTAACATAGCAACATTAACCCCATTATTTAAATTCGTATTATAAATTTCTAAATCCTGACCTCTCGATGTAGGTATAACGCGATACCCCCATGAATTTGCGGTTTCTCCTGAATTCTTAGGAGTAGCGTCTTGTAAAGCTTTAACAATAGCTTTCCCCAAAACATCCATGTTGGTTGTACGAGGTCTTGTTAGGAATTTTTCCAAATGTCCAAAATCTCCAGAAACTGTTATAGCCATTATTTATACCTTTTTCTCATTTTGTTTCATCCATTCCGCTTGTTTTCTTCGGTTTTCTAAAACAATTCGACGGTGTTCTTCCATGGCTTCTGCCCTTGACATCTTCTTAGGCGGCTCCTGTAAAGATCCAACACAATTTAGAAGCATTATTAATTTATTTAAATTTCTATCTTCCCATGAAAAAGGAATATGATTTAACGCCATGTATCCATAAATTATTTCAGACGTGAAAATTTTCTTTCTAGAAAATCCTGTTCCAGAATTTCTATTTTTAGGAAGTACTGTTGCGGATGGCGTGTGTTTTAGATACATTAAAATTTCTTCCATATTAGCTTGGGATAACATTGCTATATCTAAATCTTCATCACAAATGATTGTTATAAAATCCAACAT